CTAAAGGGGACCAGGGGGATATGGGGCCAAAAGGCGAGAAAGGTGATCCGGGAGGTCCTGCAGGCCCGCAAGGTCCTAAAGGTGAACGAGGAGAAGCCGGACCACAGGGACCGATGGGAGCACGAGGTGAGCGTGGGGAGACTGGCCCCCGAGGTGAACCAGGTCCTGCAGGTCCGAGAGGCGAACGAGGAGAGACCGGACCTCAGGGACCTCGTGGAGAGCCAGGTCCGGCAGGCAGCGCTGCAAATGTGGCTGATGCGACGACGGCACAGAAGGGAATTGTGCAGTTAAGCAGCGCAACGGACAGTGATGATGAAGCGAAGGCAGCCACCCCGAAAGCGGTGAAAGCGGCAATGGATGTGGCAAATGAAGCGAAAACAAAGGCAGAAGAGGCTGCAGCAGGAGGTGGTGTTCCCGGTCCGAAAGGAGATAAAGGGGACTCGGGGCCAGCAGGTCCGGCTGGGCCGAGGGGCGTTCAGGGACCGAAAGGTGATCCCGGCCCCCAGGGACCAAAGGGGGATACTGGCGCTGCTGGGGCAAAGGGTGAGAAAGGAGCCACCGGCGCAACCGGGCCACAGGGACCTAAAGGGGATACGGGAGCCGCAGGCCCGGCAGGACCGCAGGGACCTAAAGGGGATACGGGAGCTGCAGGCCCGGCAGGCGCACAGGGACCAAAAGGTGACAAAGGCGATCCGGGGGTGGCTGGACCAGCAGGTCCGGCAGGTGCGCCGGGGCCGAAAGGCGATAAAGGTGATCCGGGAGTAGCAGGTCCAGCAGGTCCGGAAGGGCCGCAGGGACCGAAGGGAGACACTGGAGCCCCCGGGCAAGGAACAGAACTGCTTACTACTGCCAATACATGGACTCAGGCACAAACTTTTAATGGTGGTATTAATGGAAATTTGACGGTAAACGGAAACGGATCATTTAACGATGTTCAGATCCGCTCGGATAAACGCAACAAGCGAAATCTGGTAAAACTGGATAATGCGTTAGATCGTCTGGAGGCACTTACTGGTTATCTTTACGAGATACAGTACTCTGCCGACGGTTGGCAAACGTCGGTTGGTTTAATTGCTCAGGATGCACAAAAAGCCTTGCCTGAACTGGTAACTGAAGACGCAGACGTTATATCTGGTGAAAAACGTCTGCGTCTTAACTACAACGGCATAATTGCATTGTTAGTCGAAGGCTTTAAAACACTTCGTCATGAGATTAAAGAACTCCGGGAGAAGTAAACGACAGCTGTTGTAGTTTCTGGTTTCTACTGAATTTAAATTGTGGGGATGATACTCACCTCACGAATTTCAGAAGGATATATGAAATGGGGATAACATCGGGATGGGTAGGTTCTTCGGCTAAGAGCGAAACAGGTGAGCAATGGATGGGGGCTGCTGGCACTAAACTAGGATTGGATAAACCTTTTATGATGAGTCAAATGGTGGGGCGAGCTATGGGTTGTAAAATAGAAACCGCTTACTATAAATGGAACTCTTCGGATCAAGTTGAAAACTGGGGGGCGGTTGGAGCTGATTGGCCATTAGAAGAAAAAAGCAAAGGGACAATTACAAACGCTGAAAACTGTGGTTCTGGGAGACTGGTGGGGGCTGTCGTTACACTTTCTCACTTTTTGACGAACTCTACACCGACAGCTGCTGTTTATTTATCCGGTGGTAAAGCAGGTAACATCACCGTAAACGTAGGTGGTGCTACACAAACCATGATTTATCAGGGCGTTGTTAGTGGGTTCCAGTATTACTGGTCAGGTTCTGTTAGTTCCGCTTTCGTGGAGGCAATGAAAAAGACGGGAGTAACCCAGGATCTAAAAATTAGTTAAATGGTAAATGAATAATTTTAAAAACTTCACGTTCTACATACCGGAGACGCCGGATATATAGGATATTGTTTTAAGTTGCCAGAGAAATTTTTCCGGACGGATGCTGATAATAATGATGTAATTTTTCAAGATTTCTGGAAATCTGTATTCTGCACAGGCGCAATTGTATGCCGCCTTTAAAACTTCAATTCAGTGACTCACCTGCCATTCAAATTTTCGGATACCAGACAACCATGCCTTATATCGATATAACAACTATGCGCGGGATGATGCCAGGCGTTATTGCATCTATGCTGCCAGATCATTCTGCTGTACTGGCAGAAAACTGTCATTTTCGCTATGGAGTGATCACGCCTGAACACCAGATGTCAGAGGCTGAGAAAACATTCGCGATTAAGCCGAAAACCATTTTTCATTACCGTGACGATTTCTGGTTTGCATGGACGGATGTAGTGGATGTGATCCGCAGTCCGATCGCTCAGGACCCCCACGGGCGTATTTACTACACTGACGGGCGTTTTCCTAAAGTGACGGATGCAACCATTGCCACAAAAGGGGACGGGAATCATCCGGCATCATCGTATCGTCTGGGGATCCCCGCGCCGACGACAGCACCTGTCTGTACTGTTCAGCAGGGCGGTGATGTTTCTGACGATAACCCGAATGATGACGAAACCCGGTTTTATACGGAAACCTTTGTCTCAGATTATGGTGAAGAAGGTCCGCCAGGTCCGGCGTCTCTGGAGGTAACACTCCGTACTCCGGGGACTGCGGTACAGCTGACGCTGTCTCCGGTGCCATTGCAGAATGCCAGTATTAAACGCCGCCGGATTTATCGCTCTGCATCAGGTGGAGGGGAGGCGGATTTTTTACTTGTGGCTGAACTGGATGCATCCGTGCTCAGTTACACGGACAAAATACCGGGGAAAAACCTTGGACCTTCTCTGGCGACATGGGATTACCTGCCGCCGCCAGAGAATATGACAGGCCTTTGCCTGATGGCTAATGGTATTGCCGCCGGGTTTGCCGGTAATGAAGTGATGTTTTCGGAAGCGTATCTGCCGTATGCATGGCCGGAAGTGAATCGTCACACGACGGCAGAAGATATTGTGGCTATCTGTCCGCTGGGAACGTCACTGGTGGTGGCGACAAAGGGGGAGCCTTATCTGTTCAGTGGGGTATCACCGTCCACAATTTCTGGCTCCAGAATTCCTTCCATGCAGGCATGCCTGAGCCGAAGAAGTATGGTGGCGATGGAGGGATTCGTACTCTATGCCGGGACAAACGGTCTGGTATCTGTTGATGTAAACGGTAATACAGCACTGGCAACGGAAAAGATTATTTCACCTGAACAGTGGCAGAGTCAGTTTAACCCGGCGTCCATTGTGGCTTATTCCTGGCGTGGTGAGTACATTGCCTGTTACACGAAACCGGATGGTAAGCAGGATGTGTTTGTATTCAGTCCGGTGAACATGGATATCCGTTATCTCAGTACACCGTTTGACTGCGCATGGGTTGATCTCGCGAAAGATATGATGCGCGTGGTGACAGGAGACAAAATGTCAGTGCTTGCCGGGGGCTCTCTGCCCTCCACGATAAGGTGGCATTCAAAAATTTTTTCATTACCTGAAAGAACCTCTTTTTCCTGTATCAGGGTGAAATCTCCGGCGCCTGAGCGGGTGGGGATCACCATTATGGCTGATGATGTTCCTGTGATTAATTTTGCGCCGGGTACGTTTAAGGGAAGTGTGGTGAGACTTCCGGCAGCAACCGGGCAAAACTGGCAGGTGATGGTATCCGGATTCGGGCAGGTGGAACGAATAACCCTGAGTACATCGATGTCGGAGATGCCGGTATGACCAGAAAACCGTGGCGTGCGGGGAAGGATTTATCCACAGTTGTGGAGAACATGGAAATTGGCACCGGGCAGCGTGGTGACGGACGCCACGCATTTGTGACCCGTGAGGAACTGGTTGGTCTTAAACTCGCCCGGCGTCGAACATCGGGTGGTGCCTCATATGCACTGAATCCGGGTATTGAGATTGACAGTACTTTAATGACTGTTGATTTTCCCACAAAACCGCTGAATTTTAAGGCGACAGGAGGATTTGGCTCGGTTCTTCTTGAATGGGATATGCCTAATTATCGCGGACATTCACTGACTGAAATCTGGCGGGGTACGGAGGATGACCTTGCTGATGCAGTGCTGGTTGCCACGACGCCGGGGCAGGTTTACGGCGATCCGGTTGACCCTGGCTGGTCGGGATTTTACTGGATACGTTTTGTTAACGCGGCAGGAGTGAAAGGTCCATGGAATGCTGAAAAAGGCACTCAGGCACAAACACAGATCGGCGTGAAGGCCATCATTGACCAGATCCGCGATGAGGCTGCAAAGTCGCCGGTTGTGTCCGAGCTGCGTAAAGAAATAAAAAACGCGCAGGGGCAGGCTGTAAAGGATGCTGCAATTAAGACAACCGAAGTTGTGGGGACTCTCAGGGAAGAAACGACAAGAACGATTGGTGGTATTGAAACCCGCATTAGCACACTGGATTCGTCAACCAGTGAATCGCTTAATGAGGTCGACAAGCGCATCACTAAACTGGATAAAGAAGGCGGTGAGGCGTTTCTGGCAATGTGGTCAAAAAAAGCGGGAGTTGATGGTATCACTGCGGGGATCGGGATTGTCGCCGGAAAAGACAGTGAAGGCAGGCCTGTAAGTCAGGTTGCAATTTCTGCGTCGCAGTTGTTTGTCTTTGACCCGAACAACCCGGATAACACCGCCTATCCGTTTGCGGTATCAGGTGGCAAGGTTGTGATCCCGAAAGCGATGATTTATGACGCGGTGATTGAAACACTGGTGTCGCGGAAGGTTGTGGCGGATGAGGTAAAAGCTGGGGTAAGTATCACTTCGCCAGTTATCCGGAGTGCCGTTATTCAGAACGGAAACTTTCAGGTTGATTCTCAGGGTAACCTGAATATTGGAGGCCTTTTCAGTGTTACGTCACAAGGGCAACTGACAATTCGTTACTCTAATCAGAATGTAGGACTGGTGATCCGCAATGATAAAATTGAGGTTTATGATCAGAATGGACGACTGGCTGTTCGCATAGGCAGATTACGCTGATCAGGAGGTGAGTATTGGAATACGGTTTTGCCATTTATAACAGAAATAACGTTAATGTTACGGGCGTGCT